TTCACTATTTACAAGGTAGTGACGGATTTCAGACGCCGGGCGTGTTCTGTAACACTTAGGCCAGCGGCGGGGCTGTGAAGGTCAATCTTGATATTGGCCGGAGCCTGGAAGGGGGAGTCGGTTCTCTTATTAGCTGAACCGCAAGTAGCCCACTGGTGCCGAGTGCTTGATGGCGACTCGGCTTGTATAGTAGTTATGTTGCTTTTATTGTAATATTCTACGACTTTTAGTGGCGACCAAGAGTCCGCGTCTGTGTATCACGGCGGATGATCTGGCACACGCACGGCCCAGGATTGCGCATTGAGACGATCTTCCTGTGGTGAGGAGTGTGATGAACATCCTGGTACTTTAAATTCAGGGTCTGCGTCGGGCAGACAAGACACATTTATGCAGATGAGGTCTCCCGACTTTGTTCGGTAACCAGAGTGGGTTCACCGAACGAGATGTATCACTTACTAAAACTAAAAGTCAAAAGGCGAGGGCGCGCGGCCAGAACAAGCGCGCAACGGGGGGTGTTATGAGAGGATCTGGCGCTTATGATATGTCCGGTATAAAGCAATCTATTAAGGGAGCTATCAGAGAAGGTTTGATGTTGGGCGGTGGGGCACTTGGTGCTGCTACCAAACTGCCCGGCGGTATGGTGTTTGGAAGAGAGTTAGGCAGTAAACTGTCTAAACTGGTCGGTAGCGGTGATTATGAATCAAATGTGTCAGTTAATGACCTTATTCGCCCACCAGTTTTGGCGTCAGCTAGTTTTGCCGGTGAGAATGGGGATTTTGTTCGGATTCGCCGTCGTGAATTCTTACAGGATATCTCGACATCAGCGGTTGCAGGTGCTTTCGTTAACTATTCTTTTCCCATTAACGCTGGGCTTCATGCCACCTTTCCTTTTCTGAATCAGGTTGCTAGCAATTATGAGGAGTTTTGCTTTGATGGTCTTGTATTTGAATTTATTTCTTCTGCATCCCCATACATTGCAGGCTCTTCACTTGGTACCGTGATTGCATCAATGGAGTATAACTCCACGATGCCAGACTTTACTTCCAAGTTCACTATGGAGAACTCTGCTCATGCTATTTCCGCCAGAATCGATAAGAATTTGATGTATGGCGTCGAATGTGCTAAGGGTTCAAATGTTCAGAATTGCTATTACACTAGGTCTGGCGCGTCGACGTTGCCTCTCACAACCACTGACCTTGGGAACTTCCAGTTGGCTTTGGCGCCTTCTGCTGCAGTCCCTGTGTCAAGTGTTGTAGGAGAGTTGTGGGTCACTTACGATGTGATCCTTAAACGTCCGTATATTACCGGTAGTACTGGCTTGTATCATAGATATTCTGGTGCCGGAACCGCATTATTGCCTTTCGGTACGAACACGATTCAACAGACCAATTTAGGGGCTTCTAATTTTTCTTATCATAATGGGACTAATATCGCCTTTAATAATGTTGCTGTTGGTGATAGTTTTGTTGGACAGTGGATTTTCGTCGGGACGGGCGGTGCGGTGTTGACTTATCCAGTCATCACATACACCGGTGCAGTCGCGACTAATGCGCTGAACTTGGACACTGCAAGTGTCCTTAACTCACCAGCAGCCGGTGTCACTTCGATTACGGCTAGTTCAACATTTACCTTCACAGCTACTGCATCCTCAGGGTATATTACCTTTGGGGCGGCAGGCACCCTCCCGACTGGTTCAGTATATGTAGAGCTGTTAATTACATATGTTGGGTGTAATGTTCTACCAGCAAACTGGTAGTTTATCATGTACCATAGATCATGTTAGAATCTTATTTACGTATTTGAGTAGGGGAGAGGAATATACTAACTAAGGCAGCATGTCCTGGCTGTCATGTAGGATCCTGAACCCCAGCAGGAGGGTCACCAACCGGGGACGGGAAGGTGATTTTCGTGGCCAACACTCTGAGTAGCCACCTTAATCTTAAGCCAATTCGTAAGTCGCTCTGTGACAAGCCTTCAGGGTCACATCTTCATAGCGATCATGCTATAGGTTTTGGTGGTGGAAGGTAGTAATTGACTACGAAGGGTCTGATGAACTGGAACACAACCTGGCTAGGGATTGTGCGGCCAGTGACAGACACCGGCGATTCCGATCGATTTCGTGCGCACGCTTTGTGAGTTTACCTAGAAGGCGCGGCGGCAGTGTTAGACTCCCTAATTTCGGATAGCGCTTCTCCCCCCTCAAGTAAATATGTATTTAAGAAGTTCGGCATGGTTGAAAACCAAAAACAGTTAGTAATTAGGTCAAAGAGCACTCTGTCCTACCCGAAAGGGTTACATGAATTTCATTCATTCGGGACGCTCGGGGGAGTGCGGACTAGCAAATGGTGTGGGTGATGTTGCCTCGGGGTTTTATCGTGCGAGAACGGTTCGTACGAATATAGGAAATAGTGATTTTACAACGTCTCTTTTTATGAATGTCATTATGCCTTTAAATAATTTACGAGGACCCATCCCTGCTAGCTCAGTTGTCTTCTTTCACCGTAGTTACTTTCGGCGTGTTGTGCTCGGTGAATTTAAACACTTGAGAAGTTTATGTAGGTTCATCGAACTCTCACAAGGTGGTAGTTTTAGCTCATCATCTAGTGAGAGCAGCAACATTTTAGGTCTTCTTGCTCCTCCCGTATTGGTACGTCAGGTGGCCAGAGATTGGAGCCCTTTGGGTACTCTTACCTCTCCATCTACATTAAGTAGTACTGGAAGTAGGAAGAAGAAACGTCGTCGGCGGAGACGTCGACGACGTTCAAATACAACATTAAATTTAGAGGTTATCGCCAGCAATCAGCTTGTTGGTTTGGATACGGATTTGTCTCCCGTTTCCAATGTAGGGGTAATCTCTGAGACTAAATGGAATCACTCGTGGTGGAGTATCTACCTTTATTGTAATGAGAAGGTATGTCAACTAAATGAATGGTTCTCATGGATACCGTGCTGTGAGGGACAGATTATCGGTGAGGAAGTGACTAAGAGTCTTGTCGGTGACCGGATGTTTTCCCTCATGGAGGTGGCATCTCGTTATGACTTTGGGAAAGGATGGGGTAATATAAAGCTCATCTTTCCAATGTTGTTCCATAGGTGCATACGACATTATAATCTTCCTACACGTGTGATCCTCCATAGTATATATAACAGGGTTGTTGCAAAGATTCCCGATATGAAAGGTTATCTTAATGCGACACAGTATGCTCAATATATGCGGAGTCAAGCTGCTTCGCATACTTTGCACGGTGGATCTAGCCGCCGCGGCCCTGTTAATAACCAGCCACCACTGGTTATACCGCCTGGGCAAGGAGGCTTGGCACCTTCTGCTCAAGGCGGGCGAACTGCGCTTAGCGCTACTGCGCAGCTCAGTGAAGAGCTTAAAGAGAATGAACTTCGTGCAGAACTTAGTGAACAGCCTGATACGTTAGCGGAAAGGCGTAACAAGTTCTTGAACCAACGCTTGCTCTTCATCCCCGGTCCGCTAGAGAAATGTCGAGTGTATAGACGTGACTACCGTCTACCTCAAATTTTGGCCGGTGAGGATAATCCTTTAATATCGTTTGTTTGCGGCCCTCGTGATGCAATAGCGCTTTCGCAGGGTTACGTATGTTATAGTTATGTTTATTTATGTCCACGTCAGGCTCGACAACTGATATCTGTTGTTGGGAGTACTGATGTTGAACCGGGACGTTTGTGGCAAACAGTGGTTTACTGGGCTCGTCATTTCCAGATTGAAGGAGATGATATGATTCTTTATGTTGTTCAGCAGCATGAGATCAATGTAGCTAAGTTGCGACTTAATTTACCACCAGGAAAGTCACTCCCCACGGGTGATTTAAACGTCCCGGCCCGGCTTTTGCCTATAGGGGTCCCTTCAGGTGGTATGCGGGGGAGGGCAGTTACGAGTTTGATTTTGTCAGTAATAAACGGTTCCGAGGTTTGGACTCCAAGTCCAAACTCCTCGTTGAGCGTTTTGTTGGCGATGTCGACTCGCGCTGTCGGATCAACGCAAAGAGGTTGGTTCAAACTCCACCGACTTACCGCACAGTATTTGGACCTACAGCCCAACACAGCCTTTTCGTTAATGGTGTCAATGACCATAACTTCAAGCATGCTTTATCTAGGACTCTACACGACAAAGTGGGGGTTCAGAAAATACGTGCAGCCCAAAAAGCTGCTTGTAGCAGCCGCGACATCATTAACTGGTGTCGCCGGGTCCGTGCTGAAGCAGATCGTGAACTCATTTACGAATTGGAAGCAGCTGGCACTGCAGAGCTCATCAGCCAGCCTCATAAGAAACGTGCTCTCCGGATGGATGGAGAACGTGAATTACGGGAGCAAGGTAGGTTTGAGCCACAGGCTGATTATCAGTTCGATTATCGAGGCAAAGCTACGCCAATGGTTCTTAAGATGAAACCGTTAGAGCTGGGAAAATACAAAAAGCCGGGCAGAATTATAGCAGATGCAGGTATTAATGCTTCTTTAGCTGGTCTTGTCCCGCTGAAGGAAAACAAGAAGGTTCTCGCTCGTGGTGAGAACCCTTATGGTTGGAAACTAGGCAACGTCAATGTGGCGTATGTGCCTAGTGCAAATTTAGATGAGCTGACCGAGATGTATCGTAAGATGTATTTATGTTCAGAACCTAGTGTAGCTGTCAGTGGGGATGATTCTTGGGGTGCAATACCATGTTTGGATGGTCATGTTTACTTCAAGTTAGATCTTAACCAATGTGACACCACTATTCTGACTCCGACCTTTGAGGTTGGCAAATTACATTTTCCTGAATCACGGAAGAAGGAAGTTCGTAGTTTATATAAACAGACGACATCCCCTGCTCTCATTCGCAGACAACCAGGAGGGTTCTACCGCTTGAAGCCGATTGAGCCATACTTATATTCCGGATGGGCTGGGACGTCCAAGACCGGCACAGATGCCAGTTTTATATTATATTCTTATATGTTTTCTGGGTGGGTTATTCGTAGTAGGTCTGCCACGATAAAGTGGTTTGAGGAACGTCTGTTAAGCGCTCCTTACGTGGCAGAAGCGGTATTCGTTAATTGTTATGAGAAGGTCGACTTCTTGAAAACGTTTCCATGTGTAGGTGTAGATGGTCAGTGGTATGCGACATTATGTGTAGGCGTTTTGTTGCGTACTTTGGGTCAGAAATCGTTTGATCTTCCGGGAAGTGGTTCCTTAGAAGAGAGAGCGTATTGCTTTAACGGCGCGTTGATGACGGCATTCAAGCACTCTGGCAACCATATTCTGTATCGCACACTTGCTAAGAAGTTTATGGCTCCACGAATGGCATTTAGTGTTCATTTTGAGAGCTATTTACTTTCTGAGATGTCTATGCTAAGTACTTGCATAGAACTCATGGATTCGTCTGTTGAGAGTAGGTATGACATTAACGGAGGTCTTGAGATTCTGTCGTCTTATTATGAAGCGGCGGGTTTCGGGTATGTCCTATGTAATCATTTTATTGATCAGATATTGATGGAAGATTATGGAGCAAAACCAAACAAAAATTCTAATTCATTAGACTCCATACTTCCGCCTCAAATGGTTATTAGATAGGTACCGCCTTGCAGGTTTGTCAAATTCTCCTTAGGGGGCCCCCGACAACCTGTATAGTAAATTCTAACATTAGTTCAGCTGATCCGATTTTGTCGGGTCTAATTAGGGG